GGGTCGGCGCTGGGATCGCCCCTCACCAAGTGGTCCACTGACCAACCGCGCTCGGCACCGTATTGCAGCGCTCGGCGCAGCTCGTCGAGCGTCGTCTGCTGGATCTCCTTGACCCGCGTGCCCGCCCCCTCCAGCGCCTTGACCACGGCTGGGTCCACCAGGTCGAAGGCGACGTCCACCCCGAGCGAGAGGTTCCAGGTGTCCCAGGAGAGCTGAATCAACTCCAGGTAGAACCGCTTGACGAGGTTCTCCAGCTCCAGACTGTCGCTCTCCTCCAGCAGCATCTCGGCGTCGAGCATAGCTTTGCGCTGGCCTCGCCGCGCCTTGCTCGCCTGCTCAGTCGCGCGGTGGATCACGCGGTCGGCCAGCGAGCTGAACCAGCCGTCGAGGGCGCTTTCCATGCGTCTAGCCACCTCGGCACGCTGCTGGCGCTGGGCGGCGATGAGGGCGAGCTGAAGCTTGCGGCGATCCTCTTGGCTGGCCTTGATGCGAGCGGGCAGTAGCGCCTTGGCGCCGGGGGTGGCGAGCTGGGCGGGAACTTCCTGGAGCGTGAGCGGCCGCAGGAACACGTCCCCGCCGCCGACCACTGGCAGCCCGAGCTGCGCGCGTCCTTCGTTGACAGTAATGTAGCCCCGAGAGACTGCTCCGTCGACCCACTGACGCTTCTCAGTCGTCGCCTCCTGCAATGCGACGACGTTGCCGAGGTCGAACTGCACCGTCAGGTCGGTCGAGTCGCCGAACTCTGGCAGCAGGTCAGCGGCAATCTCGTCGGCATCCAGCCGCCAGAGCGGGACCAGACAGTCCTCGACGAAAAAGCGGCGCATTCCGGCGACGTTGTTGTAGGTCATTTGTTCCAGACCCACGTTGAGAAAGGCGAGCACGGGCGGCACACGAAACGCGCCCGCGATCCTGGCCTCGGGCACCCTGCTCAGTGCCTCGAAGGCCAGTTCCTGGAGGTTCAGGCCGACGACCTTCACGTCCATGCCGCCGCCGAGCACGGCTGGCTTGCCGCGGTTGTCCCCGCCGTACTTCTCCTGCCATTGTTCAGTGTAGCGTTTATGCTCGTCGGGTGAGAGCGGCTTGCTGCCGACTGGCAGTGTCAGAGCCACCCGCGGGATGGCGTCGTTTTTGAGCAACGCAAAGAGGTAGCGCCGGGCCTCGTTGTCGGTGTCCACCTCGCGAGCCACGGCAACTAGAGGCGCGAGCCCACGCCAAGGCGCCAGCGGGTCCGGCAACCACTTCAGATGCACGATATCCTCAGCCGGGATCTTCTCCTCCTTGCCCGTCTCCTCGTTCAGCCAGTTGTAGTGGTCAATGGGCAGCGTGGCACCGGCGACTGGCACGATCTGGCTGTCGTTCAGCGGCAAGAGTTCGACGACGCGGCGGGCCCGGCTTCTAACTTTGTAGAGGTAGCAGTTGCCACCGATCGCCTTGTAAAGCGCCACATACTGAAGCAGCTCGGCCTGGCTCATCTGCGGGTTCGGACGGGCTAATAGCTGCAACAGAGGGTGTGTGGGCAGGGGATCAAGGCCTGAGTCGGTCTGACGATAGACCATCAGGCGCGGCTCTGGGTAGGTGAATGTGATCGCCGACAGGCAGTTGAACACGATGCCGTTGGCCCTGACTCCTTCAGTGCAGAGAGCACGGAACGTCGGAGTCATCCATTGGACGCGCTGCCACTCGGGGATGAAGGGAACTGGCAGGCCGGCAGCTTTCACCATGCCTCGAAGGACCCAGGTGCGCAGACGGTCTGCAAGACTCATTGCATCCACACCCCCGGGGCTTCTGGCAGTACCGCAAACGCTAGCAGCAGCGCCTCGGCCCGGTCCGGCGAGCGCTGGCCGCGCTTCTTTGCCTGCTCCTTCGACTCAATTACCGGCCGAGTGTGCCGCGAATCGTAGGTGTAGCGGATGCTGGAGAGCTGCCCCATCGTCGTGTCGTCGAGTGGCCCGGCGATCTCGCCAGCTTGGAAGCGCTCTCGGAGATTCCACCACAGTTCACACCGCAGGTTGCCAAACTGCTCTGAGTCGCTTGCTCTGCTGGAGACGTTCACGTCGACCACTGGATAACCCTCTTCGCGGAGTCGGTCCGCAACGCCGGCGCCGATCCCGATCACGTCGACTTTGAGAGCCGCGAGCCCCGGGTAGTCGGCGAGGATCGAGCGCACGCGCCCGACTGTTGCCATCGTGTCCATCCCGCTCCAAGCATGCTCGGCGATCACTCGCGGTCCTCGCCGGATGCATAATGCTGTTTCGTCACTACCCATCCGAGCGACGTCGAGACCAGCTTCCAGAGGCGCGTCGACCGCCTCGATCTGTCGCTGAGTCGCCGCCTCAATCCAGGCGAGCGGGATGAGCGTGTTGTCCCCGACGGGCGGGAACTCGGCGTAGACGCGCGAGCGCACGTAAGGCGAATCCTCGCCATGTTTGGCAATGGCGTCATCCACCCACTGCTGGGTGACGAGGTAAGGGCGAACGACTTTGCCTGTCTGAACGTTTGGAGTATCTTGCGCCGTGATAGTGATGAGGTGGTAGAGCGACCTCGCGCTGTGGAACGCGTCGTAGAATACGCCGTTTGGCGCCGTTGGGTTGCCGATGAGCAGCATCCTGGCAGACTCGCTGGTCAGGATGGCGTCGAGAGCCTCGTAAACAGCCTCAGCCACTCCTGCCGCCTCGTCAATCACGACTAGGGCGTGTTCAGCATGGAAGCCCTGGAAACGATCGGGCGCCGTGTCCTCGCTCTTGAAGCCGAGCGCGTACCAGGACGGCGCAATCTCGTAGCGCGTGGTCAGGCAGCGACCGAGCAGGGGCCTACGTGTGTTGCGATACGCCGCTCCGATCTCGCGCCACAGAATGTTGGCGACCTGGTTGGCCGTGGGAGCAGTCGTGATGACGACCGAGTTGGGATAGGCGTGGAGGAACCAGATAACCAATCTGGCACTCAGGAAGCTCTTGCCGCTAGCATGACACGACTTGACCGCGACACGCCGATGGTCGCGCACCGCCTCGGCGATCTCGATCTGCTTGGCCCACAGGTCGGCGCCCAGCCAGTCTCGAATGAACGCGACTGGGTCGCGCCGGATCCTCCGATAGCCAGCTTGGGCTTGGCGGTCAAGCGTCGCAACCACGTCCGAACTCTCTGAGCGCTGCTATGAAGCTCTCAGTCGCGTTGAGTGTATCTTCCCGCTTCTCAGTCCACTCCCCCATTTCGATTGCTGCCTGTTTCTCGTGCTCGCGTAACTCCTTGAGAACACCGGTGTCGACGGCCCACTCTTCGACACGGGTGCCGTTAGGCAGGTAGCGAATCGTCAGGACCATCAGACCCGTGTCGGCACCCGCTGCCTCGGGGATGACGTTCGGATGATGCTCCGCTCGCTCCTCAATCACTCGCCGCATCCTAAGCCAGCGATCATTGAGAGCATCAATACGGTTCTGCTTCTCGGCGATACCCCGAGCAATGACAGCCTGTCGCTCTTGTTCGGCGATCTCGACGAGGCGAGTCTGCCAGTTGTGAGCACGCGACCAGTCGGCTAGAGTGCGGTAGCGCAGCGAAGGAACGCTCGTTCCGCTGCCGCTTTGCTGGCGGTACTGCTCCAGCAGTTTCTCCAGACTCCTGCCCGATCCCATCGCCAGATAGTCGGCGAACGCCTGGCGCGCCTTCGGCGTCTCCCGCATCTACCCTCGCCTCTTTCCCAGCCTCCCGCCGGGTAGCCTCACGGGCTTCGGCCCTCGCCGTCGCTCTGGCAGGTAGTAGTGGTCGGGCGGCAGTCCGTCGAGCCAGTAGACCGACAGTGCCAGCTCCCAGCCTTGCAGCGCCGGCGCTCGCCAGCCGACGACGCGGCGGACGTGATCGGCCATGCTCTAACTCCGCTGCGCCTAACTCCGCTGCGCCACTGGCTGCACGGTCAGCAGGCCAGTGGCGACCGTGTACACGTCAGCCCCGTCGTAGAGCCGGAGAGCCCAGATCAGCGTCGTGAGTCCCGACTCGGCCAAGCCTGCAGTGTCGGCAGGCAGTAACTTGAGCTGTGCCTTGCCGTTCGGCGGGTCCGTGTGGGTGATGCCCTGGCCTGTTTCCTTGGCAATCACTGGTACGGCGTCGCCGTAGTTGCGCCGGGCCGCCCAGCGCAGAGTCAGGCCAGTGAGGTTCACCGCAGCCCCGTCGACGGTCACGACGTAGTCGACCACAGTTGTGTCGCCAGCATAGGTAGCGATATCCGCCACGCCTACACCTCACTGACTTCGAGGCTAGCGTTAGGCCTGGTCTGCCAGAGCGCAGCCTGCCAGTTCTGGTAACTCAAGCTGGACGCCCACCTTAGATATCGACACCTCGCCACGGCACTGCGAAGTGCTCGATCCATAGCGCCTTGCGTCACCAATTCGGACACGGCGTCGAGCGTCGCTGCCGCGAGCCGGAGGCAGTTGGCGAGAGCTTGGGCGGCGCTGGTGCTAACAACCTGTGCGGTGACGAGAAGTACCAGGGAGCCCGTGGCAGCGGTGGCGCTGGCCGTGGCAAGCGCTGCTGTGCCGAGGAGATTGAGCAAGGGGGTGGCACTGATGGCACTGGTTGCGGAGAAAGCCACCGCGCCGAGGACCAGATTGCCCAACTCACCCGTGGCCCCGACGGCGGCCTGGCTGAAGATGGCGACGGAGCCAACCGTCGTTTTAGTCCCGGTCGCAGCGAGAGCCCCGGCTCCGGTTAGCGCTGCCGCGGCTAGTCGGATTACGGACCCCGCACCAACTACCGTCGCCTGGCTGCCGATGGCTGCGGCGCCGCCGAGAGACCGGAGCCCGCTCGCGGCAAGCGTCCCGGCTCCGGCCAGAGAGGCCGCAGCCAGCCGGGTGGCCCAGCCGAGCCCGGCCACGGCTGAGTTGGCGAGGACGGCGGCTGCCGCGAGCGCCATCCTGAAAGCGCTCGCCCCGACCGCGCTGGTCGTGGCCAGTGCTGCCGCGCCGACGGGCACTCGGAGCCCGCTTGCCCCTATTGCACTTGTTGCCCCGACGGCGGCCTGGCCTTGCCGGAGCACGCTGCTGATGGCGCTAGCAGTGCTCGTGGCGCTAAGGCTGGCCGCACCGAGGACGGCTCCGGTGAGCGTGCCGGTGGCCGATACGGTCGCCTGGCCGGCGAGTGAGGCTTGGCCAGTTAGGATGCGCTGACCCGCGGCGCCGACCGCCGAGGTCGTGCTGAGGGCGGCTGCGCCCGTCACCGGCGGCGGCGTGTAATCAACCGTCACCCGCACAAAGTCAAGGTAGGCAGTGTAGGCAGTATTGCTATTGCCCCGGGTGGCCCGGACCTGGATCGCCAGGTTGGTGTCAGACAAGTCCGCGAGGGTCAGCCCCGAGACCTGGTAGCTGCGAGTGACTTCCGCGGTAGGCTCGGCGGTGTCGG